TTGAAAGGAATGGGCACACCCCGTATGTATCATTTCAAATCGTGTCGTTTCGCCGATGTTCTTTATTTCGAATACATCGATGGTAAAAGCCTTCAGGCATGGATAAAGACCAAACCAAGTGAGGCCGCGGTTAAAAAAGTCATCGGACAATTGATACAAAACCTGGCCAACATTCATAAAAAATACCCAAAATTTAGACACCACGATCTTCACTCGAACAACTTACTCATTCTTAAAACGAAGGGTGGATTTAAACCAATAATCATAGATTTTGGTATGTCCACCATGGAAGGTGTGAGAAACCCGATCGTAACATCCGGGGAACTCGCCGAGGAGCACGGTATTGGTAGTAAAAGTCATATAATGTATGACGCACACTTCATTCTTAATTCATTGTTTTATGAAATGATGAACTATAGTGGTTATAAACAGACAAAAGAATTCTTGCGCGATATATTACCCGAAGAGTACCGAGGAGTGCAGGGTATCCGGGATGTAACAATGAAACCGACGAATTTTGGCAAATACGTTAATAATTACAGGATGGTATTAGGCGCGAAACACAATTTTCCAACCTACGAAACAATTTTAAAACATCCATTCTTAAGTACTACAACAAAGACGAAGAAGAATATTCTCAAAAAGGTTCTACCACCGACGAAACAAAAAGTGGTCGTCGCTCCCCGCCCCCCACAGCCACCCGTGCGTAAGGGGAGTGCTAATCAGTCAAGTGCTATTCGCCGCGCTGTGGCTGTCCTCCAAAAGAACGTTGAAAAGAAGAAGATGCCACTAAAAAGACCCGGTATTGCCAGGGTTAAGTCACCCGAAAAGAAGTCTCCAAATGCGGCCCCCGCAGTCCCTGTAGCCACAAAACAGAGACCAAAGATATCAATCAACAAGAATGGCAACACCAAAATTGACAGACGGAAGTGTCGTCTCTATAAGAAGGGTGATTTGGCGAAGATGTTCAATTTAGATCCAAAATTGACCAAGGAACAAATGTGTAGATTCATAAAAAATATGTAATATATAATATACAATAATGCGTCGTCAGCAATTGATAACAATTTCTCTCGTTGCCGCCGCCATCTTTATCCTTTTGAGAATGAAAAAAGCTTCGACTTCAAGCGAAGGACAATGGACCGTGTACGGGACCAAGGGATGTGGCTGGACTGTGAAACAGTTGAACTATATGCAGAAGAATGAAAAGTCGTTCAGATTTGTAGACTGTGAAAAGGAGAAATGTTCGGGTATGACAGGCTTCCCAACTCTTGTGAGTCCAGAAGGTGAAAGAATTATGGGTTACACCGAAATCTAAATACTCTAATTACTCATAAGTTGACTGTTTCAACTTATCAATAATGAATTATTGGATTTTATATTAATATTTAAACACCTCTCACAACGTTGATAGACAACGCGAGAATGAAAGCATCAAGCATGGTCTTAATTGGCTTGAGAGTGCTAATGTGCTTAACAAGGGATCGGTTCCACGCGAATCGGAGTACGAAAGTCGCAATGAGAACATTGAGAACGAAGATGAGAAGCTCACTAAGCATGTCGGTTCTGGACTCGGATTTGGCAACGCGATCAATGACTGTCATTTTATTAAATAGTAATATTTTTTTCTGACCCAACTACAAATGAAGAAGGACCTTCCTACGAGTGGCTCTGAAAGAAAGTTCACCAACCGTCGGTGGGGAACAGCCACTGGAATTGGTAACAATAATTGTTACGCATACGCCGTTGGTGATTATGAAGCTTACCGTTGGCAGAAGAGTATTCCAGGTGACAGATCCGGTCTGTCAAATAAACCAAACGATTATACAACCTGTACCGGGCTTCCAAAAGCCGTCCTATCTGATAACCCTGGAAAGGTCTATCGCGTGAAACCTGGCGAAAAGTGCAAGAAGGGGTACTACAAGGTCATGCTGTTTGTGTGTCCTGGAAGACCTACAAATTACATTCGCCAAGGGGACTTCCACTTCTATGTTCAACACGATGTTGTAGAGTATCGTATCAAACCCGGTGATACCCAGGAATCTGTCGCGAAATTCTTCAAAGTGCCACTCTCTCGTGTGAAGCGTGCTGGTAAATTTGCGCCAAATAAGCGAATAGTTTTCCGAGCCAATGTTTTCAGCCACAAGCGGGGATGGGCAACGGGGCCGCTTCTGGTTGATGCATCTGGCAAGGTTATCAAAGATCCCCGGAAGGCAGATAGGAAATATCCTGGACTAAACTATGAGCGTTATTGTAGCTCATTCTGCGTCAAGGAGAAGGGAATCAAGGTCGGAAAGACTCATCCCAAGGTCCGAAAAAAGACTCTCTAGATCCAGTGTATCTTCAACATCAAAAGACATATTAAATGTATCCATTATATTGAAAACGGCTTCATTCTCCAATGACACAGTATTAGATTCTGCTGTGTAATTGTTCTGAACCGTCACTGTCACCTTAAATTTTGAAACGTCAAACATTCTTCGACACACAGGACAAGTATTCTTACCTTTATTTTTCCATTCCTCTAGACAGTGGGAATGAAACACATGTCCACAGCGGAGAGGTGGATTGGTCCTTGTTGACCTTACCTCATTGAGACATATGGCACATTGTGACATTCTAGAGTATAGTTTTAAAGTTTTTATCATAATTTATCACACTATCTAATAGGTCTTGGACATATCAGTGTATCGATCACATGGATCGCAACCTTTACGGGATTGTTCCTGCATCTTGTTGAGGAGTTCTGGACCCTGCTTTTGAAGAAGTTGGCGGTAGCCATAGTTGTCTTCGCGGGAAATTTTGTTTTGTTCCATGATGTAATTGTTGGTCAGCTGGGCTGAGGAGTTGAGGGTGAAGCATCGTCCGTCGGCCATTCCAAGTCTTTGAGACATCTTTATTAAATTACAATTAGAAATTAATTCGTCTATTCGTGATCGTCTGAAGCCATGAGTTGAAACCCTTTCCTCGTAGGTATTCAACCATCGAATCACATTTGTGACCCAAGAACACATCAAAGACATCCTTCTCTTGTGTCGGGGAAACCCGGATCTGGGGATCTTCATTGATATGTTGATTGATAATGTTATATGCGAAGGCAATTTCTTTAAGAGTTTCTGCGCCGGTGATGATAATCTTACCGGTTGAGAAGATGCTCGTTGTAATTTCTTTCATATCCTGTGCGGGTTTAAACTTAATCTTCACGGCAGAATATCTGTCTGGTTCAAAAGAGACTTTGAAGATATCCGGGTTATTTTCAAAGTGTTGAGAAACTCGCATCAAATTGATGTTATAATTGAGAGAGAAGTTGGAGTTGATCATGACAACCCTGAAGGAATCCTCTGGCATCTGAATTTCCATTCCCAAAAAGCTGTTGAATATGTAGCTCAATTGGGTGATAATCCTCTTACAGTCAAAGAGATCGCAACATCCGGCAACCTGGATAGATCCATTTGGGAAAACTTTCACAGACTTCGTACTATAACTGTCATGGTATGTGAGAGTCACCTGATTGTAAAAAGTCGTAGGCTTCAATTTCCATTCAAACCCCGAATTACACTGGGCGCCGGAGCGTCTCAACTTGAAAGATCCCAATTTTTCAAAAACGCCACGAAGTTTCTTAATATCAATGTTCTGGGTAAAGCTTGAGACCATTGTTATCGTCGTAATCTTTATCCAAGAAGGTCTTATTTCTTGAGGAAGTTCTTTCATAAACTCATCGAGAGTGAGGAGATATGAAAAACTGTTATTGGCAATAGCCGAGTACATTCTTTAGTCTTTTATATAGAGCCCCTCGTCTTTATCTGACTTTTAAGTACCAAATAATAACTTAGGTGTTATCGTAGCAAAATTCGTAACCATCCATTCCCTGCCATGGGAAAGGAACGCCACCAGCTTCACAGCAAACAAACCCACCGTTAACACCCCAGTCCCCGTCTCTGAGAGGATCATTCCAACAAGCCTCAAAATCACCTTCGAATGCACCCGATCGCGCTTTCGAGGCGAGGGTTTCTACCGCGGGTGGAGCTGGAGGAGCTGGAGCCGGTGCTGGAGCTGG